ATGCGTCCAGCGGAAACTGCACCAGAGGCGTTTTTAACGAGCCACCGAAGCGGCACGACGTTCTGTGCGCCTGTCGATCCTGTTCCGTTCAGTGATTGCATGGCCGCAAGCGTCGCAAGCTGCACCTTACCAGCCACGGTTTCTTCTGCGTTGGCAGTCGTACCAGAAGCCTCTGCTGTCCACGATCCACCGATATACTTGTAGCAAAGTCCTGTTGCGGTCACACACGCTGTTCTTACCGGACCCCCCGGGTTCGCTCCTAGTGCTTGATCCCTAGCCGCAGTAGTGGCGAATGTTGGATAAGCGAACGATCCCGAGCCGGAGAAGGAAATTGAACCCGATGCAGTGAATATGTTGGCCCTGTCCTTATTGGCTTTGAAATTAAGCAACCGAGCGTCTACGTTGAGTTCTACGATTGAACCCTTCGAGAAAGAAAGACCATTACCGCATGAAACAATACTGTTGGCAATATTCCAGCAGATATTCCGGGTTACTCCAGCGAGAGTTACGACTTTCGTCGAGCTATTGACTGTAGCTCCTGTAAATGACAGGTCTTCTACCCGAGTACCAGAACGAAGGCGCAGAATACCACCCGTCATGTTTGGGAAAATGACGGTCGTTCCGTTGCGCGAAAGGGCGGATAGCTTAATACCTGTCGTCTGCGTGGAAGTAATCGACACGTCCAGGTACATCTGGGGATTGTTCGTTACGTCATAGCTCGTCGTCTGCGTTGCGGCAGCGGAGGCGAGGCTGACCGAAATAACAAGGATTGCAAGAGCCGTGTAGGTTCTCGCCATGCTATCGAACAGCCATGAGAAAAAAGACTTCATAGTGATGGTTTGAAGGTAGACGAATATTGCTTCCCTGTAAGGGCGAAAGAGGAAAGGGACATGTAGCCTCCGTCTTGTTCGTTTTCGAGTACAAGCTGTACACGGGAGGCTTCCGAGGGAAAAACACCAAATTCCCTACGCCATTTTGACACGAGGGTCGTTTCCGCTTCCACGCCAGCATCACCGACCGGGACGGCTCCAACGGAGTTATCCTCGGAGTAGGTGTATTCCGTCCCGCTGATAACCTTCGCGGAGCCGGACCGTCTACCAGAAGTTTCGTTCGTGACGTAGCAGCGAATGTTGATTTGCGAAGGTTGGTTGATAGAACCCTGCAATTGAGCTTTTTCGATCAAGGCGTCTCCAACGTTAAACTCTCCAGTTGCAATAATGGAGTAAATCGGGCTTAGGTTATCCGTAAAGGACGTAAAGAAACTGTACACCTTGTCGTCCGAAATATCCGTACCGTAGAGCACTCCGTTACGCTCAAAAAGTGAGCGCACCGGGGCAATCTGCTGTGGCGGTTGCCATGCTCCGCGTACAAAGTTCGATCCCTGCGTACGGATAATGTTGTTATCGAAGATAAACCAGTACCACTGTCCCACGATCTTGAGCTGGTAGATCGTCTGGCGACCGCCTCGGTAGTGGAAGCAAAAGGCTCCTGTTTGGTCTTTGTCCATTTTCTTGAGGTGGTCCCGAATATCCACGTCAAAGTCTTCCTCTGGTGGACTAACTGCGGCACCGGAATCCGTAGCCACAGGAATACGCATGATGCGCCTGTCGTTCGTGATGTAAGTCAGGGCGTTATCGCCCATCACACATGCAGAATCCTCATTTAGACAGCCATGAAGCTCATCTTTAAGGTCGGGAATAGTAAGGCCAATGGCAGAACCAGACGTTGTAATATCGCTAGAAGCAGTTGCGTGTACCTGGTCCTCTGTAAAGAAGTAGATAAAGTCCTTTACTCCGAGAATATTTTTGACTGCACCACCACCAGCAACAACAATTTTTGTCGCCCCTCCCGTGCCGTATGTGAAATCAATAATATTTTCAATACCAGATGCGCCCGTTTGTCCGATCACGAATTGTCCAGCCATGACGGTGTTGTTTGGTTGGTCAGCGTTCGATGCGCTAGGGAAACCCATTATGTGTAGGCGTGATTTCCAGAAAAGCAGCTTCGAGGGCTTTTCAAGGCTTCCGTACGGGCCGTCAATGAAAATAGCGACGGCGTTATCCGGGTAAACAGCAGTAGATGTAGTATCAAGAACTCCTGTTGATACTGTCACGCTTGAAAATGCCTCGCTCACGCCATTAATACGGATGTTTCCCGTTGTGTCACCAAATACCGAAAGCCTTGCGGCACCGTCTACATCAAGAGTCACATCCCCTCCAACGGATACCGCTCCATTCGTCCTCGTAACCATAATGCGATAGATTCCGTCCGTAGTGTTGGAGAGGTAAATATCACCGAAAAACTCTGCAAATCGCGTGGTTGTACCTGTCGTGAGGGTGATTCCTGTATCGTATGTTGCTGCATTGGTGAAATCTCGATAATACAACTTACTACCCAGAGCGAAGAAGGCGACATCATAGGTCTTATGGTAGAAGGCTGTTGCAGCTTGCCCGTCCACGCCAATGCTAAATTCCTCCATGTAACCCGTCCTGCTCTCAGCAATGCCGTTATCGTTCACCAAGCAATTCTGGGACGGCGAAGAAAGGTAGTCAGGTGACGAATTTTCGGGATCACTCGTGTATCCCTTGAATCCCTGGGAGCCGAAGGGCAAGCGCTGGAAGAAATCAGGCATTGTCCAGCGGGAAGTAGAATCCGTTTACGGTCGTATAGTCTCGCGTAATCCTGCCAAGCGGCCTCGTTCGGATTTTTTTTCCAGTATTTCTGTTCCTAAGCGCCTCTTGCAAGAGCTTGTTTGATTCGTTTTGTGCGAAAAGCATTTTGTTGGCGTCCTGCTCCCTTCCCATGTAGGCAAATGCAACGAGGTGCCACACAAGGAAGAATTGAAATTCCTCCGGCACGTCTACGGTGTCGTCAGTCGAGTCGATGGTTGTAGAGGTTTTGTTGTAAAACACTGAAGCAGAACCAGTAGAACCCCTCGGAAGGATCAAATACTTGTTCGTTCCATCGTCATAAATGGAGAAGTACCCGGCCACAGGAACACCATTCATGTATTTCAATGGAATTCCGTTCAACAAGACTCCATCCCCATGCGTCGGGGATTCCCTAAAGGACGCAAAGTTTGACGGGAGGGCGTAAATCTTTTGCACGATGTCCCCGTCTTCGTGGGCAAAGCCTATTCCAGTAACTCCTGTAAGGTTATTTGACGTTTTTCCAGTGTAGGATACGAAATCTGGCATGTTTTCATCCCAGACAATGACAACACCGGAGGAATCGAGGTTTGTTGCCGAATCGACGTCAAAATCTGTCGTCGCGGTCGTAATTGCCTCCGCGAGTGCTGTATCGGAAAAAAGGTCAAAACCCGTTTCGCGCTGAAATACAAGAGGATTACCCTTATTGTGCGCCCTTGCCCATTTCAGATTCCCGTCTGAAAGCGCGGTAAGCATGAAGGATTCCCCGATAACGGGTACGTCACTTCCTGATTCCTCGCGCAATACGTCCCTCGCCAGGCCGATGATGGTTTCTGCGGTCGGAGAGGCCATGGTTGGTAAGAAGAATTACTCCCAGGACACCGTAATATCCGCAGCGGTCCCCGTTGCAGTAATGATGCGGAGGCCGTTCACGAAATTGATGTCAAAAGTTAGCGTGCTTCCGGCTGCTGCGGTGCCGTTGATAATTGCAATGGGGCTCGTGGTGCCGGAGGTTGCATCGTAAACGGAAATAGTGTTGCTTGAAGCTCCTGCGGTGTTGATCGTGATCGTGTGCAAGTAGCCAGCACCAGACTTCACCTGCGTCGTGGTGTTCGAGTTAATATTCGTATAGAAGAACGACTTGTAGTTGTTCATGAGAGTGAGGGGGAAGATTTTGGCTTGCGACCGCGCTTCTTGGAAGTTTCCTCCACCTCTACAGATTCCTCTGCTTTCTTCTCTTTGTTTGCAATAATCTGTCGGAGATCTTCCATGGAGATATCGCCGTCCTTCAGTGCTTCCTCTGCCTTCGTTTCCTCTTGCTTCAATTCCTCTTGGTATTTGGCCATTTTCTTGTCATACACTTCGCGTAGCCATTCGGACTCTTTCTTGTCCGTAACTGCCAGCTTGGCAATTTCCGAGTCAATAAAGACCTTGTGTTCGGGAATCCACGGGTGCATACGGATTTCTTTGAAGATTCGGAGGTGTGATTCGTAGTTGCTCATAGAGTGGAAGGGGTTAGAGAGCGTTACCCGCTCATCCCCGCCCTCCGGAGAGGGCAGAGGGAAAGGGTTACTCTGCTGTAGTAGCGAAGTATTGAACGCGGAGCTTTGCGGCGAATGAAGTCGTCGGTGTTCCGAGAGTTCCACACTTGATATAATCAGCGGAGTTCCATTGAAGGGAGCCAGTTCCGAACGTGAACGTTAAACCTGTGCCTGTAGCGATGTTTCCGAGGTTCGTAAAGCTCGTACCCGTACCGGATACAAGACCTTTTACAAAACCACAGTCAACACCAACTGCGACAGGAGAGGCCGAAACCATAAGGCTAATGCTTTGAATAGAACCCGTCGTTGTAAGAGGGTTCTTAACAATGCATGTGTCGTACTTCGCTCCAGCAGCGGCACCAGCTCCGACTTTGACGTTTCCGCCAGTGCCAGTACAGGTAACGATGCGTGTTGCGAAGGCGACTGTGCCGTTGTCCTTAATGACAGCGCCGGATTGCGAGCCGTTAGTCCTGAAGTCAAGACCGGAAGCGGAAAGATTAAATACTTCCTGTGCATTGACGTAGATTTTTGGCGTCGCGTTATTCGTCGTATCAAAGAACAAGTTACCCGCTAGGATCTGCGACCCCGGAACCCATGCAGACAAGGCCATGATCGCCGCCGTTACGGCAGTGATCGTTCCAGTGGCCAGTGCAGCGAAGAATGTTGGGATCATGAGTTAAGGGTGGGGAAGAATTACGTCGTTGTCGGCTTGGTCGTGCTGTAGCTGAAGCCAATGCCCTGCCAGCGCGGAGCGCCGTAGACCATGCGACCGTAGACGATGATCGAGGAATCGAGGTTCTTATCCATGAACTTCGGAACGACACCACCCTGCTTCACATCCGAAGGACGAACGGCCCAGCGATACTTAATAGCTCGCTTGATAGCCTTCTTGTTGCCGAGAGCCCAATAGTATTCCTTTGCCGTGCTGTAAGAGCCGTCAGCGGCACGCGGAGCCTGCTTCAAGACCACAACATCGAGGCGACCGCCGCGATAGATGTTGACGGCGTTGTTGGCGGTTTCCGGCGAGAGCGTGGAACCCGTGAGCTGCATTGCCTTCTTAATCATCGTCGCGTTGTCGGGGACAATAAGAACGTCGGCGGTGAATGGGCGGTTCGTACCAGCATCATCCACAAACGACTCTTTGAGCTGCTGTTCAAGCAAGTCAAGGTTGGAGTCGGAAAGCGGACCAGCGCCGGAGAGGATGTTGCTGTACGTCGAACCAGGCTTACCCGGTACGGTGTGCGAGGCAGAACCGAGCGCGAGCGTGTCAGCACAAGAGATCGTCTGAACAACGTTACCAGGGAGAGTCTGCGTCGTGGCGTTGGAGTTGTTCAAGAGCTGGCCCGACAGAGCGAGCGAGGCTGTGAACATGGCCTTTTCCACGAGATCGCTCGAACGGTCGAGCATAAGATCAAGTTTGTTGTGGGCGTACGCTTCGTATTCCACAACCATGCGGTCCTTAATGGAGAAGTACGTGCGGGCAAGCTGATCGCCTTCCACAACGTTCGACTCGGGGATGTCTCCACCCGGCGCGACAATCGGTGCGTAACCAGAAAGCGTGTCAGAAGTGAAGTTCACCGTGTCACCCGTCGAGGTGTCATGCGACTGCTCACCGAGCAACCCGAAAATCGGGTCATTCTCCATGTCCTGCATCTTTTCGATCAGGCTGTAGACCGTGCTGTTGAAGAACGATCGGTAGCCAGCGAGAGAGAGAGTCATGAGTGAGAGTAAAAGAAATAGAAATTACGTCGTTTGGAGGTTTACTCCAGGCGAGCCGTGCGCGAGGTTTTTAAAGACACCGAAGCATTGAGAGGTTGTGACACCATCCCAATCAGTGATGACAACATCACCATTTGATTCGGTTAGCGTAAGGCCATCCGGCGAGTTGAGGTCTGCCTCATTGCCGATTTCGCCAGCAGCCATTGTTCCGGTCTCAATAGGGAAAACGCACTCGTCGCCGGGGCGGAGTACATCGACGGTAACGGTGGTCGAGGAAGTAGCATCTTCAAGAGCGATGCCAAGCACTTCCTTCGCGGTCACAGCCGCAATGATTTCACCTGCCTCGTCGTATTGTACGGCGTCACCAGCAGAGATCGTCCCCGCAGAGTTCTTCACAATGACATGGCGTTCGCCAGTCCTGCGTTGGATTTTCGTCATGTGCTAGGAAAGGTAGTAAATAATTACACCCCCTCTACATAATCTTTGAACTTCTCAATGGTTTCCTGCTTCACGTTCATGGCTTTGGCGTAGGGGTTAAGCGTAATGGGCTTACCACCTGACCTATCCACTTCGGGAGCGGGGAAACTACTGTCCGAAGGCGCGGCTGTCCGAATGTTGGATGATGCCTCTGCGAGCTTCAGGGCCTTTTCACGCAATTCATTCGTGACTTTGGCTCCTGTAGCAGCGAGTTCGTCCAGCTCCTTTTGGTAGGTGTCCTTCACGAGTTTGATCCTGTCCACGTTTGCGATCTTCCAGTCCAGGTCTTCCTCGGAAATGGATCCTTCTTTCTTGGCCGTCTTGGTGGCCTTTTCAACCCTACCTTTCCAGCGTTGCGCTTCGGTTTCTGCGGCTGCGAGCTTTTTCTTCAATTCCTCCACCGATTCAGTGGGCTCCTGTTCGGAGGGTTGAACGGTTTCGGTTGGCAGTGGTTCCGTTTCCGGGGTTGCCAGGGATGGGTCGAGGGTGTCCTCGGTGGTCATATAAAAGCGGTTAGAATAAAAACGAGCTATGCGCTCGGACGCGGGGAGGATTGGCGTACTCCCCACATCGCAGCGCACAGTCGGTTACAAACGATCATGTGAGAGAGCTGCAAAGATAGTGCAGCACTCTTTAAAATGCTCTTATGGCAAAGTGGTAGCCGATTTCCCGCTGTACTTGTGTTTTATCTGGTTCACTCTCCTGACGGTAATATTCAAGAGCGCGGCCAACTGCTTTGGGGAAGCACCTGGGTTGTGCTTTATGAGAATAAGGATTGCAGCTGCGGTTCCTTTAGGCTTGTCCATTGTTTGGATGGAAAAACTTTTTGCGCCTGTCGTTTATTTCGTCAACGATAGTCCTGTCTGATTCTATTTCATTTGCCCTAGATGGGTGCAGAGTTTGATTCATGTAGTACTTGCGCAGCTTTACGGCTGTTTTCCTGCAACATTCATTCTGTTCTGTCAAACACACGTGCTCCCCCAAATCATGCAATGCCTGGCGGTACTCCCGCGAGGCCCCCCGCAGGAGGTTGAGTTGTTCGCTCCTGGGCTGTAGGTCCTTGAGCTGTAGCCGCCTGGACGGGAATAGCAGATTGAGCCATCGCATTTGGGTTGGGGGTAGAGAGTGTTTCGAGGTTTCCTAATACTTTTTCCGCTGTCTTGAGCGCATCTGACTTCTCGGACTTCTCAATAACAGCGTCAATGTCCAGTCCTGAATTTTCCGCGTCCTGCTTCCACAATGTAAAGATCATTTTCGGGGTGATTTCCGGTACGGCTTGCATGAGTCCGGCTCCTGTCGTAAGGCTACGATTAATCGCTTCCGAGTCCTTTACGCGAAGTTCCCCAAGCATCGTCTTGCTGGTAACTTCCACGGTAAAGGCAAGCATGTGGGCAATTTCACCCTTCGGGAACAGGTATTCAGGAACGGCTGGCACCTTTCCACTCGCGCCCTTTTCCTCTTTCATTTCCAGGGTGTTTTCCGTCTTCTTTGAGTCAAGTACGCGCTTTTTGGACGTGGAGAAGTTCTCATTGATCTTAAAGCCCGGAACGTCAAAGTACTCCACGAATCGCTTGCTCTTTACCTTTCCATTCTCAAACTCAAAATCGTCCGTCGAAATATCCCCACTGTCGATGAGTTTGGCGAGGCTCTTAGCTTCCGTTTCCGTTACCTGTTCCCATTCGTCTTTGCTCACCTGGGAAAGAGTGTTGGCAAGCATGAGCGTCCAGCTTCGTTTTATGGGTCCGTTCTCCAGTCCCTTCAGTCGGGCTAGTGCGCGGTTGCTGTTTGCCTTTAGGCGCTGTGCAAATTCATAGGCAGTCTTGCTCTGGTCCCCTCCGAGCTGTTGGAAGTTGTAGCCCGTGATCCAAATACACATGTTATTGATCCACTCCCACAATACCGTATTGCTTGAAAGGTCTGCGATTCCGAGGGATTGAGGGCTAAAGGAACCTGGGTACACACGACCAGATTCGAGGAATCCGATATTGTCCAGGTCGATGAAGTCCGTTTGACCCTGGTAGGGCTGATAGCCAACGGGAACGGTATTCTTGAGACGCATGTTATCTACCGTCATGTTGAACAATCCCTCCATGATCATTTCCATGCCCTGCACAAGAGCAGGAATACCAATTCCGTAGAGGGAATGATGCTTGTAGTCCGGCGTAAGTTGGTCGTTGAGCGTTCCAAAGCTCATGGGGACCATTCCCAGCGGGTTTACGTCAGTCAGCAGCTTGTCGCATACAGGAATGCCCAACTCGTCGCTTTGGGGCTGTTCTTCGTATGCCGCCTCGGCCATGACGCCAAAGGGTAAACAATAAATTCTATAGGTATTCTCCAGCTCGTTCGCAACGTGCGTCAGTTTATACTTTGATGCTACGGGGATTTTGTCACAGTTTTTGAAATCCGGCCTCTTGGCGTACTTCGTAATCCATGCTCCATGCGAAATAACTTCCTCCCAGGCTCCACTCGGAACATCATCGGGGTCAATAACGTTGGGATTGCGGAATGTGTACCAGATAGAGCGGTGCCTTAGTCCGGTCCTAGCCGTTTTTGCTAGGCGGATGAGGAACAACGAAGGATCCTCCTTGGGGCGACGTAAAACGGGGTTCACAAACGCCTCCAGCGGGGAAGATCCAAAGATATGCAGATCAGTCGTCCACAGTTTTTGGTGTGCCCTCCAGTTGCTTTTGTTTAAAGTGTGTTTGGCGAGGGCATCCCAGAGAACGCTGATCTTCGTGTCGGATGGTCCGAGTGGCTTGAAGGCTCCTTCTGGTTCCCCTTCGTTAATCATGGAAATACCAGCGTCAATGATCGTTCTTGAAAGACCAACGGCATAACGCGAAATCCCATCAAGACCTTCGCCGGATTGCACGATGTTGTAAAAGTTTCCCGCCTTCGTCCAGTCTGGGTGTTGCTGCTTGTGGTGCTCCTTCATCCCCTTTACTTCTTCGTAATCCCTTCGGCGGCGGGTTTCTTCCTCGTCGTCCAAATACACTACGGGTGAGTCCTTTCTCTCTTTCGCTTCGTAGTACCAGTCAAAGTGTGAGGGCATGGCGTTTGGAAGGTGACGCCAATCTCTTAAAAAATAAAAATTATTGTGGATAGATTTCCTCCTGCGACTTGGGCAAGACGCCCCTTTTCACCATACGATTCGTAATCTTATTGTCACGAGTCATTTGCTCCATTTTCTCCAGCCTTCCAACACCAGAACGGGAGCCAGCCTCAAACTGCGGGAAAACTTCGGCTTGCGACTTTGGCAGCCTTCCAGATCGCACAAGACGATTTGTTATCCTGTTGTCGCGCGTTTGCGTTTTCTTTGGCGATTTACCTTTCTTCTGTGGCATCGTTGGGGGGGAGAATTTACAGAAAGAATACCATTTACCAGTCACCGGGCAAGAGGAAGCCGCTAGGAGCCTTCGGACGTTCATATCCGCGACAATTACACGGCCCTTCAACGTCGATTGTCTCGCTTCTGCAATAGAGACAGCGGAAAAGCCTTTGGTACTCTCCGGCTTCGTCAACTCTCTTTTCTCCAGTATTAGACCATCCATTCAGCTTTGCGTACATCACTTGTGCGTAAGCGTCCTTGATCCTTTTTGGGCTTTCCTCTTTCGCGTCTTGCAGCTTTGAAATGGAGTACTCGCCGTTTATACGAATGGCGAAAGCCCACTTTTCATCTTTGGTGTAAACGGTAAATATTTCCCCATCGGGAATATCCTTTGACTCGTAATTTATTTTATCAAGTGGGACGTACTGCATATCAAATCTTACCAGTAAGGTAGCGGGGGAGTTGGGGTTTGTGAAGCAGCTGCATTGGTTTCTTGACGGGAAGCATCGACTGACCAATAGCCATGAAGGCATCCGCCCCGTGGCTCCATGGCGTGTCATGGTCCGGCTCACGGCTTACCCTTCCTGTCTCGTCCACCTTATAGGCATACTTACGGAGACAGGTGATGCCGTCGGCGCAAAGGGTCTTGTCGAACACGCAACGATCAAAAATCCCACGGGCGGCGTCAATTGCGAGAGCCTTTTTGGGTATCCTGTCAATTTTGACGTAGCTATTCGGACCAAATGCGTCGATCACCTGCATTTTGATGGTCTTCTCTGCTGATACGTGCTCGTTCTCCGCATCGTGCGGCAAATACTGTCTTCCGTATGCGTAGGGCAATTCCTTTGCAATTTTGATGTAATGGCTGAAATGCTGTCCGTTGTTTTCGTAGTAACGGAGAATCCTAAACTCGTAGCCGATCTGCTGAACCCACCACATAGCTGTTTTGTCTGCTCGTCCTAGGTCATAGAAAATATCGACAGGCTTTGATTTATCGTAGGGAACGTGCGTGATGCGGCTGTCGGGATACTCGGGCGTTCTTTCCGATGCCTTATCCATTTCGGAAGCAAAGATCGCTCCCTCCACAGCGGCCTTGCAATGCCCCTCCCAGACGTTCAAGTAGGCGGCGTGGTCCTTTTCCTTCAGGTAGTCTTTCTCTTGCTTCAGCGTGTCAGGAAACCACGGGTTATCACTCCAGTTTATCTTGGTGATGATGGAATCAGGCGGTGGGCTAACCACAAAGCGTTGGTAGGTTTCGTCTTCTTCAAGCTCCGGGTTAAACGTGAGCCATATTTCCGAACCTTCTTTGCGGATGGTGGGGATCAAAACGTCCCACGAGGATTTGGAAACGGTGTGGGCTTCTTCCACCCAGCAAATGTCCGCGCCTTCCCACGACTTAATGTTTGTGATGTTATGCTTTAAGCCTTCAAATCCGAATTGCGTTCCGTTCTTCCCGACGATAGCCGTATTTGTGACTGAATAGAACGATTCCAGACTAAGTGCAATGATCTGGTCCTTTAAGAGCTGATGAACGGAGTCCTTAATGCTCTTTTGGATCTCACGGGCGCAGAGGATGCGGAGTTGCTTGCTTGCCCCAAGAATCAAAAGTGCCCTGGCAAACCCCCAGGACTTCGCGCCGCCACGACCACCGTAGGCGACCTTGTAACGCTTCGGTTCAAAAAGAAACTGGAGCTTGTCGGGGAACTGTACCGTCATTTCGGTTTAACGAACGTAACGGTAAGGCTCGCGTCAATTGGTCCGCCATCCGGGCCGGATACTTCAAGACCTTGCAAGGGCATCCCATCCACATAGTTGAAAATCAGCTTCATTGCCTGCATGTCTCCCTCTTTCGCCTTTGCGAGAAGGGTTCTGACAAGCTGGACGTCTTCAGGCTCACTCCCTCCATCACTCACTCGAACAATCGCCTCCATGATCTTTGTGGTCATGTGCCGTGTCCCTGGCTGCTTTCCATTAGGATTACCAGAAACACCCTTCGGGAACGTTCCGTCGGGGTTCCTGGGAATATCCTGCTTTGATCCTGTTTTAGCTGGCACGGCTCATACTATGCTCTTTGTGCTGCATATTGGCAAGGCGAGCCGCTTCTAGTGCTTCGTCTCTCGTACGGAAGTAGCCTACATGCTTGAGAGTTCTATTTGGTCGGATCATTGCGGCCCAGGGACGTTGGAGATTCCTTCCGTGCTTCCTGTAGGCTCCAATGAATGGCTTTGATGGTTTGGGTGTATGGCGTTGTACAGGACGATGGTACACACAGTCCTCGTAGAGACTTAAAGGAAATGAGACAGGAACAAGAGTGTGATACGAACTGTGCATAGGTATTATCGTTTGCGTGATTTTTTCTTTTTCTTGCCAGCTTTGTGTAAAGCAATGGCGATGCTCTGGCGTTGTGGATAGCCCTCGTGCATGAGTTTGGAAATGTTTTTACTGATGGTCTTCTTGGATTTTCCTCGTTTGAGTGGCATGGTTTAATTATTCTCTTTTGGTTGGGAGTTGGCAAGTTTTGGTTCTACGCGACATCCACAGTCATTGCAGAAGTGTGCGGCGTCTACAATAAGCTCTTTACACAGAAGCGGAGCAAACTGAAGGAAGGTGATCTCGCCGTTGTGCTTACAGTCCTTGGTCATTGGTGGGTGGGTCATTGTTGTTTCGTTGGTACGTGGTTAATTTTGCAATTTGGATATCCGCAGGTTTGGCATCCCATTGCTGTGAGGGGTTTGGGGTCATAGCTTTTCGACTTTAAGTGATGTAATCGGTACTGGAGTGTAGATAACACGCTTCCAGTCCTTAAACCATTTGAAACGAGAAACCCATAAATCCTTCGTCTGATTGACTGATACGCTTAATGGCAAGTCTCCTGGCGGTAGTTCGTCAAGAATCAGTGTGATTATTAATTTTTCCTTTTGATTGGTCATGGGGTGGGGAGAAGATTTTTCTCCGCGAGGTAGCAATAGACCTCAGCAACTAGATCTGCTCCGTTTTCATGACGAGCGTCACGAGGGAACTCTTTTAGGATATCGCTTTTGTCCTCTAATCCGATCAGGGAATAGTAATCCCACGATTTGTGAAGCATGTACCATTTTCCATTCACCTCCACATTCGGAATGTCTCCATCCTCATCACGGAGGCTATTTTCAATCTCTTCCGCAGTGGGCATGGCCGTGTCGTAGAGCATATAGGTCGCGTGGGTTCCCCTTGGGGCTATCACACCGTTCACTCCGTCAACGTCATGCAGAACAAAACAGGAATCATCTTGCGGCCATCCCGCCTCCTTCAATCGCTTGGACATTTCCAGGGAGGTGACAATTGACTCTGGGCCTGATACTGTCTGTTCGTTCTGCATACAGGAACAGCGTACTCTCATTGTCAGAAATGGCAACGGGTTTACGCTTGACGCACATAGCAAAAAGCACCGTTTGAATGGTGCTTATGCTGCTTTTTCTATAACGCTTAATAACCTTTCTTGATCTTCGAGACCTTGCGAGTAGCTGCCTTGCGGGTCGCTACTTGCTTGGCGTTGCGACGAGCAGGAGCCTTGCGGCCCTTTGGCATCTTCACGCTGGTCTTCTTGCCACGAATGGTGGGCATGGGAAGAGGGGGTAGGAATTAAATAGCTGCGGGGATATTGGTCGTGGTTCGCTCAATATTGACGCGAAATATAATGCGACCGAAGAAAACGTTAATAGCCAGTCCGATAAGAAAACCAGTGATGAGCGACTTCAGAAACCAGGGATTGGCGCATTCGCCGTTGGTGCAGGAGTTGTCCATAGAGATGGGAATGGTCAGTGAGTGCTTGGGTCTGCGAGGTTCGATTTGAACGAACGATGTGCTGGTATTCCCGGATATTTCCAGCCGCCCCGCGATCTATCCACCGTAATGGACACACCGGGGAGCAGCTCGCCAACACTGCGATGCTCGCAGGCCTAAAAACTCAAAGAACAACCAAATACTACAGCAAAAGAATCAAAAGTGTATGCAGAATGGGTTGCGTGATTAGTCATTCGGGTCGTTGTTATCTGCAAAGGTACATCAATCATTCAAGTACGTCTGCAAACTGTTTGAAGTTACCTCCGCGCGTTGGCTTTGGAACGAATTTCTCGTACCCACTAACGCCGAGTTCGGCCATGTAATCGTGTAAATCCTTCCAGTTCAGCCCGTACAGCTTCTCGCGTCCGTGTGGCTTAAGTCCGATGGCTGCGTCGTAGAGTTCGGGCATTTTCCAGTCTGGGTGATCGTGGCTCAAAAGGTCGAGTAACATGCAGAACTTGATGTGGTTCGTCACGGACTTGCCACTCGGATCGCGGACGATTCGCCAGGTGCGTACGGAGAATGTTTCCCCGTCTTTGCCTTCGGTTATTTCGTCGTTGTATCGGATAAACGCAGCCATGCATAACTGCGTCAGGTGCGGATAACATTCGGGAATAGGGCCGACGGGGGAACCGATGCGCGTGGACTTTGCGAGTAGTGCCGTGGTCATTGTGAACGGGGGAATGGGGTAGAAGCGCGTTGAAGCCAGGTGGAGAGTCGGCGGCGAACCTCAAATGCCTTTTCGGTTTCCCACCGTTGCTTTGTGCCGGATTTATTTCGCTCGGTCCAGTAGTAACAAAACTTTCGTACTTCAGCGCGGGCGAATTCTTCCGTGGTTCCGCTAGCGATTAGCTTTGCGATGATTTCTTCACGAGATTGTTCGTCGTCAAAAAACTTTCGAGCTTCTTGTGCAGGGGTAGGAGCGCTTGGCGCGACGACTGTACTATCGTTTATTTCTTTCTTTTCATTCTTATCATTCTTTAGTTGTGGTTGTTTGTTGGTTATTTGTTGGTTAGCTGGATGGTTGATTTGCTGGTTGGTGTTTTCCGTAGACTGGTATTCTTCGTATTTATTAACCTTTACGATGGAAAATCTGTTTGTTGATTTGATGGTTATTTCGTTGGTTGATTTTAGCCTTTCTAGACAAGTGCGCAATTCTTGTACAGAATAGCATAATTCCTCTGCGAGCTTGTCTCTCCCGAATATTCGTTCGCCACGATCAACAGTAATTCCGTGCCACTGCTTCTGTTCGTGGTTTGCCGTTATGAGTAAATGGATGAACAATTTAAAGGTCTTCGGGTCGTCGTACCACTCCCAGCCAAGTATCTGCCTGTGGAGTTTTATCCATCTGATCATTGTGCTGTGTACTTTGCCGTGAGGTGGTCTAGTTGTTCGGCTGCGTAGTGATCTTGGTCTGTTCCGCAGAGTCGTCCTCGAAGTGGTTCTCGGTGGCGAGACTTCCCGAGTGGTTCAGAATCATCATCGTCGTACCACGTCGCCGATGCAAAAAAGGTGTTGATCCTACTCATGCAGAAACTTGGGATCGTATTGGCGAGAGGATGCCTTGGCGATACGAATAACGTCATCCGTCGTTCCTACAAATCCGTTAGACCATGCGACGTAAAACGCAAGCCCATACCGTCCTAGACGGTTGGCAAGAGCCTTTGTGTGGCGAAGGCTTTTCTGTAGCTCGTGCTTGCTTGCACGTTTCATCTGGCTTTCGGTCAAGACATGTTTATCGAATGAGCGCATAAGGTCAAATACAGCCTTTTGGTTATCATCGAGTGTGCCGATGGTAGAGAAGATGTTACTCATGGTTATATTTCGTAAACGCTACCGCCCAGCCATGTAGAGCGTTTGCAGGTGAATTGCATCGAGGCGATATCGTGACCGTCGGGATTATCCCATATTGCAATGACAGCATTGATAGCTGCACCCTGATCGGGAGCGAACACAAATGCATGAGAAATTAAACCGTCACCCTTTACGTTGGGTACTTTCACAATAACGTGAAACGGTAAAAGCTCCGGCGGAGGAGTATACGTATAAGAACCTGTGCTTGATGTGGCTTTCGCCATAATGAAGGTAGGTAAGTAAGTAGGTACTGCAAGTCTACAAGTACCCTTTATGAATGACAACAAAAAGCCCCTTGATTTCTCTTGGGGCTTTCCTCTAGAGTGCGAGTGCTGAAATCGCTGGAAGGATAATACATCCACTCCAGCATAGAAGCAATAGCATCCCCGCCCTTGTTAGAAGGTGCGGAACCAGGATGGTGCCAGCGTTAAAGTGCAGCTACGGCTGTAGACTGGCAGGGGCCTCTAACACCTCTCACTCCGACTAACCCACGCGGGATGGATGAGAGCCCTACTACCTCCTACGGAAAACGATGGATGGGCCGGTGTGAGCTTGCGACTGCGAACTAAAATCCAGCTTGGGGGGTAGGGGGGCCTATACCTCCACACAGCCGATCTTCCCTTCGGGATGAATGATTCATGCAAACGATAAAGCACTGATGACCTTGAGGTTTAAAGAATTGGGATTCACAAACTACAAGGACTACCAATCCTCGTCACACTGGAAGCAGCTAAGAGCAAAGATTAAACCAAAAAGATGCTACGCCTGTGGAAAGCAAAAGCGTTTGCAACTTCACCATATGACGTACGAGCGATTGGGAAAAGAGTTAAACGCGGATTTATGTTTCTTATGTGATCGGTGTCACAAGGCCGTCCATCATGCGTACATGGATTTGTTTGCTAAAAAGCCCTGGAATGTAAATTTGCTCACGTATGCAACGAATTGGTACCGCTTGACGTTTCTTAAAGAAAGAAAGGCGAATCGCGTAAGGCCGGAGCCGAAGCCACGTAAGAAAAAACAAAAGCCTGGTCAAGGTGTTCGGAAGGCTCTTAAGTGTGGAGGCTATGGTGGCGGTTACGCTGTGCTCGAAGTTCCCCGTCCTCGACATTAATTCTCTTAAACGAAGGTCATCCGTCAAGGATGAGAGGTTGTTACACTACACGTTCTAACAATCCTTCTACGTTGAAGTTATCCGCTTTAAACACCTTTGGAACACCATCGCCAAAGATTTGCAGGCGACACATGCCATTACTTTCAATAGCAAGTGTATAGAACGCTCCGTACTTTCGTGAAAGTCTTTCGTAGGGGTTCTCCTGGGTGATGGTCACCTTGGGCTTAGGATCGCTTGAGACGCATTTTGTGGTAAAACCATGAGAAGGTGGCTTTTGAGAAAGTGGAGCCATGTTACGGGCCTTCAAACACGTTTTACAGCTAGAGCGGTAGCCGTCCTTAGACGTGCAGTCACGCTGAAACTGAGCGTACTCTTGAACCTTTTTGCAGCGAAAACAGGGCTTCATGGGCGCGATAGTCTAGGGGTGTTGCGAGAGAGAGTCAATGATTTATGTAGCACAAATAATAGCTTGTGTGTGTGCGTTCGGTGGTTTAGAATCATATGCAGTTGATGAATTTGGAAATAGAACTTTCTCTTAGCCGGGACGGTTCGTTTCCTTATGAGGACCAGCACGAGGCTTGAAGGCATAAAGAGTCAATGAAAAAGCCCCCATCTTTTCGGATGAAGGCGGTCTACTCACACATCCCCTCCTGCGACGGATTCAGCGAGAGACTTGGCTATCAGCTTGTCCACGAATGGTTTGCCGAGGATCTTTGGCGGTAGGCCATCCTTCGCAAGCCATTCAAGCACGTCGTCCGCTACGTCCGACGCCTCATCCCACAACCCCTGTTCGATGGCAGACACAAGGTTTTGCCACGCTACCTGGATGTCCATGATCCACCTCCCTTGTGTAAAAAAGCAGACAGGAACAGCCTGCTCCTTTACGCAGAAGGTGACAATGAGACTTCGATACGCGGTTCCCCTACCTGCACGGGCTCGAAGGTGATTCGTCCGATTTGTTTCTGTCCGTCGTTTTCGATCATTCTTTTTTCGACCATAGAGTCTAGACAGAACTTACAAAATATTGTGTACACGTTATCAGGATCTTTCCGCTTATCCTTTAGAAACGCCTGGAACGTCACGTCGATTTTGTCGGTGACTCGATCGCTCGGGAGCTGCCACATGATCCGCTCCATTTCCTCCCGCTTGATCTTCGCAGCCATGAAGCGATTGCTACGTTCCGCATTGATGTAGGTATTGAGGTCTACGGATTCGCCCATGATGGTGAAGCGAAGCGTCACCCCTGGAGGTCGGTGAAGTGCTTACAGTGTTGGCACTGGCCCAAAGATCCTTTCGACCACAAGCCGCGTTCTTTGCAGTGTCCACAAGTGCGGGTGGCGAGCCAAAAACGTCCGATCTCCGTGCCTGTGGATGGCCTCATGGCACTCGAAACAGACGCGCCAGCAATTCGCTTCGTCCCACCTGGCTTCTTTGTTCCTGCGTCTCTCAAGGTGATGCCACGTGGTTTGCTCGGCCCATCGACCGCAACCTTCGCACGCCTGCTTTTCGCCGTTAGCCTGAAACGCCTTATCGCGGCTTCTTGTCGCATAAGTTCTTCTACTCGTTTTTTTGACGGGCGTTTTCCTTTGGATGGGCTTTCTTGCTTTAGACTCTCGCCGGGCAGGTTTGGGGATTGGTCGGAAAGAAGCCAGTCCCATAACATTTGAGGGGTAACGTAGCCGAGTAGAACGTACTTAGTGGCCATTCTTGCAAAGGGAATAGGGAGGGATGTCTGATTCCTGGCGGGTGATTTCGTTTTGAATGGCCTGCATGTGCCTTTTAAGTCGGCTGATACGGCACTTTGCACAATCACAGCCTTCATCGTTCTGGTACATCATAGGTAGAACGGGAAAAGCCAAATTCTCTCGACGCATTCCTCCCACAAGCCCAAGCGGTAAAAGGAAACGGGGTTGTAGCGAAGGTCGAGATAGCACGAGACGGTGCCAAACCCCCGCCTGGTAAGCTCTAAGGCGAACAGGCACAAGAGAATGCCGAGGATGGCGTTACGCTTTTTCATCGGCAATGAGTAAGTCGAAGTGATCCTGCACGATCTTGGAAATGGTCGTGCGGTGTTTCTTCGCGTACTTCTTGGCGTTCTTTTTTCTCGCTTCAGACGCCCATGATAGTTCCATCGTGTGTTTTGCTGGCATGGTCGGATAATAAGGAAGGCCCAGGCCCGTTGCAAGTTTTTGTCAAGCTGTAGTGTTAGACAAGGGACGGGGGCCGTGGCACACTGTCTACATGACGCTCACCATCCAAGAACGGCAATACAATCGAGACCTCTACGAATACGTTTCCCATATCCGCTGCGAACGCTGCCCGATGGTTCTCGTGGATGACGACCCGAAGGAATGGGAAGCAGACAGGCAAGCAAAGGGCGTGTGCTCAAAGTGCAGGAAGCGATCACTCCCGGTTTCCTACTATGGCGTAGTGCTTGAGTCGATGTCGTTTGATACGAATACGTGGAAGCCGGACTGGCGAACAATGCCTCACGATTAATACTTCCGACCCTCAATAATGCCCACCACGAACAGCACCGAGCGGAACATTCATAAAATGACTCGCCGTGACTTCAACACGCTTCCTCACCGTGCGTCGTGGGACATGGAAACGATCTACGACAGCATCTTATTGTTCCCAACGAAGCGTAAACACGATTCTGGCTATGCTTGCATGAGGATCGTCGGAGTAGTTGACGGTCAAGCTGTAGAAATCGCCGCCGAAGGCCCAGACGACATTTGTTGGCACTTGCCCCCGAAGAAACACGAATACATTCCGAATATTAGGAACGACTGCATTTTGAAGAACGGAGCATTGCAGTTTCATGGCTACGGAAAGTTCAAAGTTGGTAGCTGCCTGTCGTCTATCGACGTGACATTCCTCCCCTCCAAAGAATGATTAACGTTTTGCACAACATCTGGTGGGGATTGCTCGCAATGCTCATCTCGTTGTTCTTTTTGTGCGCATTTGCAAAGTACGCCTACGGCGAGTTTGATAGCGAAAATAAGGAACACTAGACGGCTGTCAAAGTAATCGTCACTCTTATATGGATGACTGGCTGGATCGTCTTCCTCCTCTCCCTATGACCTCCCGAACCCTCCTACTGGCAACGCTGATGGCCTGTTGCATTCCACTTGTGGGATGTGAGGAGCGCAGCTACTCCTCCGACACCATCTTACCCGCCGACACAATCGCCACCGAAACTGGCACTGGACAGTCGCTAATTGTACACCTCTACCCACACCCCTGTGATCCATCGAAATCGATACTTGTTCCCGAAACCATCGCACCTATGGCCAACGACTGCGGTATGACTCCTTCTAATAACCGACGATGAAACCCATTAAGTTTACACTAGTCATGATCGCCAGTGCGATTGCTACGGTTACCGCCTCGGTCATTTTGTCCGAAGATAAAAGCATGAAGCAATCTCAGTGCTATAAGTGGTCGGAGTGTAAACCAGTATGCGGATGGGTGTGTGCGAGAGAGTGCCTCGTACGACTCTACCCCAATCACTGATGCCGCACATTGAAGCACCACCTCCGGCCCCTCTCCCCTTTGGCTTCCGTCGTGTCTCTATTGAAGAAGCAATAGAGCTAGCCAATAGGGAAAGAAGTGTGGAATGGCATCAGAAAGCGGCATTTCCGTACGTTGCAAACCTGTGCCGTAGGAATATGCCGGGTGTCAAGGCATGATGCTTGCGCTGATATCTAAGCTGATATACAATGTACCCATGACCAACACTTACCTGTTCCGGCTCGCCGAAATGGACAAGCGCAACCGCAAGACGGTAGAAGCGTACGTCCGCAAGCAGCTCGGAATCAAAGTCCCGTTCCGCGATATTCTGTCCGCCATGCTCGCGGAGGGTGCGGAACAAGCGAAGAAAGCGAACTGATCCTTACATCTAACCGGCATTGAGAGTCGATAGCTGGCGGCAAGGTGCCGGGGCGTGTACATGCCCTCACGGGTGCAATTCCCAGAAAGCCAGCAGCTACCGGCCCTCACAGCCGAAAAGACGGCATTGAGAGTCGAGAGAGGGCGAGGCGTCGTAGAAGACGCGAGCCATAAGCCGCAGCGTAGTGCGCGGATGGTTGCCGCTACCTAGCAGGGTGACAAACGGATTAATTACCCGTTGAAATCCCTGCCGCCCCCTCCCGGCCCTCACAAAGCCGACGAACCTTCACAACATCGCAAGAACGTGTCCCGTCCTGGCGAACCTTGAACTAGGGCTGGAATTACAAAGTACCGTAATCCCTTGTGTGGCGAAGTCTGGGTAGTACCCACAATAAGGCCGGGTGCCAGCAAAACGGCGACAAACTCCCCCAGACGCCGAGCGTGCATGGCGTCGCCTCAATAGACGATGGCCATTTCCGCCGCCAGGACCGGGCACGTTCACAATCAAGCCACCCTTTGAGAGCCGCCAGAACATCACTAACGCAAAATAAAAGCGTTGTGGAGGAAGGAAGCTGGCGGTTCGCATGGGTGGGCTTGGATAGAAGGTTGTCTGATGGGGGCGTGGCGGCGAAAGGCCGCGTTACAAAAACCGTGTGAAAACGCCCGTGCAAATCGGGCTGCCCCTGTGGCGTTACGAATCCGATCGTTTGCATGGGAAAGTAGTCCGGCCCCTGGCTCTTGGAGTAGACAAGCGGAGTGTAGTGCTTCGCCCCGGCTCCATTAAGGACATGCTCAAACGGAGGTCAGGCTACCAGCGCATCGAGCAAAGCTGGTGAAAAACTTGACGCACGGAAAAACATGCCATTCAGGTGTAATCCCTGGACGCTCCCACCGGGCAACCTTCACACAGTCGAGGATAGGATCGGGGAGTACCTCAGTGTTTAGAGGGCCCGACCGCTGCCACTGCAAATAGCTTATGGCATGTCAGGAAGTCGCAGGTTCAAATCCTGCCTCCCCGCCCTTATTCTCGGCTTGAAAATGACACTTGCGCTAATTGACAAAATGCGCTAAACTTGTGACATATACAAACTTCCCCCAATACACATGGTCCAACTTATTAAGGGAACCTGGCTACCGATGGCCGCTGCATTCGTCATCGTAGCTGTTGTTTCATTCCTTGTCGGATGGGCTTTTGCCCCTACGTTTGATCCGACACCCGGCCTTTAATTCCTACCTCTAACAACACTATGAACACCAACACGATCAAAACATACGGCCCTCTCGTCATCGTCGCCTTTGCCGTCCTTATGGCATACGGCATATCGAGTACGAAGGCGGAAGAACCCTGCAAGACTCCCGAAGCTCTTTCCCACCTGGCGAACGTCAAACAGAACCAACCGCGTATCGCGGAGAACAAGGACGAATATGATCGCCTTTCCGCATCGTTTAACTCTAGGAAAGAGATTAGCCCGGATGATCTAGACGGCTATAACGAGTACGTCCGCAATCTCCAGTGGAACGCCAGTGAGGATGCGGCAGCCCACAAACTAGGATGCCGCATTGATTGGGATAACCTCGTGTTGGTCCCTTTACAATGACCGTCCACGACCAAACGCCGCAGCCAGCGGCGGGAGGCCAAACGGTCTGGCAATGGAAGGACGCAGAACCCTATAAGAACGATATTCTGAAGCTTTATCAGCAGAAACTTCACGAGCGAGGTGTCACCGATACCCAAATCTTTGTCGCTCAAATCGTGCAGGAAAATGGAAAGCTGGAGGCTGATGTCATCGGGGACCACGGCTGCTCCATTGGCATCCCACAATACAACGCCTGTGCAAAGCACAAGGTATCTGCAAGACGCTGGATTGAGTTGCATCCCGAATGGGCAACTGTCGATCACCAGCTCGATTGGCTTGCGGATCAAGTAAAGCGTCGAACCGATACATTCTCGTCTGAATGGTCCAAAATCGTTGACCATAACTGTCCGCTCTGCGTCACGATCAAGCCAGGTCAGGTCGTCAACGGTAAAACTTACGCCGATTGGAAAGCAATCGGAAACAGATACTACAAATCGGTAAAGTCCCGAACCGCACTTCTTGTGCAACAATAACCATGTCTTTATTCACCCCCTTTCCAACCCTATACCATGAAGTACCTTTCTATCCTCTCCGTCTTCGCTCTCTTGGTCCTTTCCGTCCCGTCCGCTTCCGCAGCCTCGTACGGCAACGCTGCCTACTTCGACAAGACGCTCTCGATCACGAAGCGTTTGAACGATGGCACGATGCTCCCCCGCGTCCGTGAAGTGCAAACGATCACGATAAATGGGAAAAAGTACACCTCGGAACCCGCCGTTGACAAGAACATGAGCCACCTTCGCCGCCTCTCGGATTGCTCGGTGCGACCGAGTGAATGTAAGAAGTCCACGGCCTGGGAACTTTGAGACACTAACGGTATACCCTCAATAAGCATGTACTTGCTTTTGGCCCCGCCTTCTCAAAGCGGGGCTTTTTTGTTGTGTACCAAAAATACAGGCGTACCATGATGGCGTGACTGTCCTCTAGGACAGTACACGAACCCCCGTTCTCTCCTTCGTGAAAGACGGGCGAGGCCAGCTAACACTGGCCTCATTTTTGTTTGTGTCAATTGCTTTGCGTGGCAAGCGGCGCTAGTGTCGTCGCATGAACACAGCAACATTTACCGACCCCATGACGGCTCAATTGGTTATCGAGCACCGTATAAACAAAGAGTTCTTCACCGGGCCTCAAATAGCGGAGGCCATTATCCGTGATGCTGGCTCGAAGGTGGCCGACCATATTATCGCCCATCACCTGCCGGAAATACTTGAGAAGATAAGCCCGGATGCGATTGCGAACATGGCGATTGCGGAAGCGGGTGCGGCGGTAAACAGGACGCTGAAAGAGAAATTGCCCGACAAGATCGTTGAGGTAGTTCGACGCGAACAGCCGCACGTCTACCAAAAGGGTTTGCTCGGTGGCCTCAAACGCATTTCCTAACCCTCTATATGATCCCTCTTAAAGAATGGTGCGAAAAGCACAACGTAAAATCAGTCCGTACCGCCGTGGACAAGGCGACAAAGGGAACGCTTCCGGCTGAATTAAAGCCGTACGAAATCGTCTCTACGCGTAAGGTAAGGGTTTTTGGCTACATGATTGACGAGAATGTGGACCCGAAAGAATACGGGCTGAAGGTCAAGGGTAAATGATTGCGCGGCGAGCAACGCAAGCGTACACTTAGAGCATCACTTCCCCATCCTTCATGTACTCGCTTGTCCAACTACTCACAGTAGCGTGCCTAGGAATCCTTGGAATGGAGCTAGCGTTCTTGCTTGCCGTTTCTATCGTGCAAAGAATGACCCACAATCGAACGATGAAAGCACTGGAGTCATTCACAGTCTAACAGCGTTCTACTTCCCACTTCCTACCCTTCTATGATCAAACTCGAATCCTATCTCAAGTCCGGCCCGGTAGACGTTGAATATGTGTCTCATGTTGGCCCAGTGAGCAAGGTTAGCAAAGCGGGGAAGCCCTACACGGCATACACCTACACGTTCCGTCTCCGCTCTACGGGAGAAACCTTCGAGCAAATGCTGTTCGACTCCGACCATCGAAAGATAGGGTACGTCGGGCCTAACGCTCTCATTCGCGTCATGGCGAAGGCCAACGGATACCCGGACTACTTTGTACTTCCGACAGGTGAAGCGTCCATGAACGTGCCGCAACCGTCGAACACAAAACAGGTGCAGATCGAACGGCAAATCACCCACTCCGTGCAGGAACAGTCACTTGAACAGAAGGCACGCCAAAAGCAAATTTCCCTCGCTGGCGTCTACCAGGCTCGGCTCTCAGCAGGAATGGAAACGGAGAAAGCACGCGAGGCTGCAATAGCTGATGTGGCATGGTTGGAAAGGACCGCTGCGAACCTCGCCGTGAACGATGGGGTGAACCAAGAGCCAGAGTTTGCGGATGAACCCGCCAAGCGAGACACAAGCAACTTGCCATTTTAATTCCACTTCCCCCCTTATTCCCATGTCCAAACAACTCGCAAATGAAATCAGGCAGTACGCAAAGAAGCACAAAATGTCCCTAGGTGACGTGCTGAAAATGACGAATGTTCATTCTTCGCAACTCTCCAACTGGGAAAACGACGAATACAACGCTAGGCCAGAAACGGAGTGGCGCGTACGCAGTCTCCTCGGTACAGAAGTAGCAACATTTTCTGTCAACAGAAATGTGACCGTGGAGGATGTGCCGTTCCCCGAGGACGAGAAAACTGTATACCGCATTAATCTCATTGGCGACGTAATGGAAAAAGACTCGTACACGGCATCGTACAAGATCGAATTGATCCGCTTCCTCATCTCGAAGTAATGGACTCCCAACTCTCCCAACTATCGGCAGAACACGAAGAACTGCATAACCGTCTTGCTATCGTGAAGACGGAAACCGCCAAGGAATACCGTTCCACCACGTTACAATGAACGAACAAGACATCATCACCACCCGCAACGAAGCCAAAGAGGCACACGAAACAGCAAAGTTCGTGCTTACCAAAGATTCCGCTCCCGACGCGGAGCAACAACGTGATTTGTGTGAAGAGAAGAAAAACGGCGTGATCTCGGTCATCAACTTCTGCGAGGACCAGCTCGAAGCCCTGCGGAAAGAGAAGCGTAAGCTCGACGATAAAATGGCCGACGTTCGATCTCTTCAAAGAGAGTTTGATGGCCTCAAGGCAGACCTAACGACCGACTTTAAACGGCTCAATAATCACTTTTGGGATATTAAGAAGGGTAGAAACGAACCAAAGAACGAACAGAATGCTGAAATGCGAAACTTTGGCGGACGTTCCCCAAACAATCCATGACCAACCCCGTCCCATCCCCGGCAGATATTGCACGGTTTGGATTGAAGCCAATCCCGATGGTGTTCAATCATGCGGATTTCATGGGCCAACCCATGGGCGAGCGGGTGAACCTCTACCACGAATCGTCCGTTGCTAGTCTGATCGCCAGAATCCATTTGCTCGAAGCTGAAATGCGAAACTTTGGCGGACGTTCCCAATCCAACCAATGATCATCTCTGCTCTCCACTGGCTTTTCCTGACTCCGTATTGTGAACAAACTCTCGCCCATGCACTCGCCTACGCATCCATGTTCTTCGCCGCTCTCAGCTCTCCGTACCTATTGCTTTTATGGCTTACAAGAAAGTGACCTCCACCAAGACATCAAAGGGACCGAAGGCTAAGTGGTCGATGCCATTCAGGGAATGCCCTGACTGTGGCACAAAGACGAACAGCTATTCTGGTACGACGTGGAACTCGAAAGATTCAAGAGGGATGTTTCACACGTTTCTTTGCATTAACGATGATTGCGGACAGACATTTCAGTATCCACCACTACCATGACCCCCCTCCCCCCACCATCAGGAGACATGGAGAAGCCACGCCTTTTGTCGGATGAAGAAGTGCAAGGAATAAGACGCCGAACCGCTAGAGGTCGGACACTGACTATTGATGCGGAAACGATTGATTACCTTATCGGCTATATTGACGCCCTCCTCGCCGACCGTCATGCACGCATAGAGCAAAACAGGAAAGGAATTGAAACGATGTTCGAAAAAATGTGTGAACTGGACACCCCGAAGCGCGGGGAATTGCATTTACTTCTTATCTCACTGTTCTCATGACTCCCCCCATTGACCACGCAGCTGCCCACGAACCGCGAGAGGTAATCTGCCGATGGATTGTGATGCACTTACTTCCGATCCTGGCACACGAAGAACGGTTGAGGCTCCCGCGAACAAGGTTTAGAGTCACGCCCCTGGGTCAATTTGTCTACATCGACAAGAGCAACCTCTCCACTCGGTTGGCAACGTGCGTTTGGCTCCTCGGAAAGCCCCTCTCCGACCAATCCGACGAATGCAAAAAGTTTCTCCATTCCCTCCTTAAAGAATGACCTCCTTCACCGAACAAATCACCGAACGGAACGACCAACAGCTTTCCCTTGAGGATGCCATCGCCCTCGTCCACTCCAACGCACACCAAGAGTGGAAGGACGAAGCGTACCAAGTAGTACGCCTCTTGTGCCAAACACGGCAATTCTTTACCGCAAACGATGTTTGGGAACGCATGACGAAAAGCACACCTGATGGACGGGCTCTCGGACAGGTAATCATTAATGCAAGCAAAGCGGGCCTATGCCGAAAAACAAATCGCTACGAACCCTCTAGAATCAAGAAGCAGAACATGAGGCCAATAGCGATTTGGGAATCACTACCACCGAAAGCATGAGCGAACGCAGTACGATTTGGCAGTGGATTAACCGTCTCTTCGATCCTGACCAGGAAAAGCGTATGAAGCGGTTTAAGGAACGAATAGAGAGGAATCCAGTCCGAGAGTTGGAGGTACAGACAATCCAGAAAATCATCCTTGAACGAGATGACTCCGAGGATGCTGCACTGGAAATCGTCGAAAGATACTTCCCTGAACATCGATCCTGAAGCGAACCACAAGCGGAATGAGCGTGCTGACTGATTCTAAAATAAACTTGCCAAACAATCCCACCATCCCTACTATTCCCGCCCCATGAAGACCTGTTTTCGATGCCAAAAGAACAAGGACTATTCCTGCTTTGCCAAGGATAGCCGAAAGAAGGACGGATACCGTGCTTCCTGTAAGGAGTGTCTTAAAAAGACCCGCAATTCGCCCAGGATCGTTCCTGATCCCGGATTCGTAAAAGTACCAATCATAAGCGAAGAACGCACTACGGACGAACAGGATGTCATTTTCGAGGCTCTTTCCAGGAAGCTGAACACTCACTACTCAATTAGCGTAAATAATGGCTTTGCACGTATCCAGGCCCATTACAACGGCTATACGAAGACCTGAAAAGGACAGAGCGCGAAGGACGTACTTCAAAAGGTGTTAGCGTAGAAAATAATAAAGCGACACAAGGAATGAGTTCGTCTACTTGTTATGCTTCTATCATTCGATAATTCGTGTATTATCTAAACAATGCTTCTGGGTAAATATTATTTACAGGCCCATACGGATTCCCAGAAGCTTTTGTATGGGTCTATAAATGATATTTTATGAAAAAAATCACAAAGCTAACGTCAGAAATTGTCGACGAACTGAAGAACCTTTCCGTCGATGAAAAGATAGAAGCGCTAAATAGCGTCAAACTTGCCTTGCACGAGGCAAGTCCAATGTCTGGCGAACCAGTCGATTGCGTTGTTTGGGTAAAGAACGAAGAGGTAAAGGCAAACGATTACAATCCAAACAAAGTTGCCCCTCCAGAAATGAAGCTTCTTGAGGTCAGTATCCTTGAGGACGGATATACACAACCGATTGTTGCATGGCGCAACGAAGACAAAATAGAAGTCGTGGACGGATTTCATCGAAGTCGCGTTGGGAAGGAAAGTAACGTAGTTCGACAAAGGGTACACGGTTATTTACCCGTTGCTATTATTAATGATGGAAAGACCGGGAAGACGGAGCGTATTGCGTCAACGATTCGCCATAACCGCGCCCGTGGAAAGCATATGGTGGATGCAATGTCAGATATTGTTATCGAGCTGAAGAATAGGAACTGGAAAAACGACCGAATCTCACGCGAGCTTGGAATGGATGAAGACGAAATCCTACGCCTTATGCAGATCACCGGACTTGAATCACTATTCAAGGATGAGGACTTCAGCAAATCATGGATGATTGAGGATAGTGAACTTGAGTTCGACGAACTGACAGACGAGGTTTCGCAAGAGGAGAAGCAAGCAAATAAGTGGAGAACCATTAATACAAACGACGAAGACCGCATTTTCCATACCTATGACAAATGGGAGTGTTACGCAGCTGGTTTCTACAACACCACGAAGGAAGGAATGACGGAACAGGAGTGTGAGCAAGAATACAAGAAACTTCTAACGAATGATAAGGAGTTTAGGTCGGCACTGGATGGTGTTATCAATAACTGGAAACACTCTTGTGAGCACTATCTTACAAATAAGTCTATGAACAGGATTGCATGGCTCGGACAAGCCGCACTGTGTTACTCGCGCGGAATACCATCAATTTACCGTGGAGGGTTTAACCTTCTAACGAAAGAGGAACAGGAAAATGCAAATTCGATTGCGCTTGAATATCTTAACAAGTGGCTTAAGAGTAATGGTCGCGAAGAAGTCACTATTGAGGACGGCCTTTTGATCGACAAACAATCCGAAATCTACTAACCACTCCCATGAAAATTAAAGAATATCAAAGCTACAATGTACTAGAAGCTGCGCGAGAGCGTGTAAGGATCGTATTTAATGAATTTGAGAGAGTGTATGTTTCGTTCTCTGGCGGGAAAGACTCGACGGTTATGCTCCACCTCGTTATGGAGGAGGCGAAGAAGAGAAATAGGAAAGTAGGCGTTCTTATTATTGACCTAGAGGCACAGTACAAGGACACGATAGACCACATCGAAAAGACCGTCGAAATGTATAAAGAAAATATTGATCTTCACTGGGTTGCCATCCCCATGCTTCTTCGGAATGCTGTTTCAAACTTTGAGCCACGGTGGATTTGCTGGGACGAGGAAAAAAAGGATATGTGGGTGAGAGAGAAGCCGAAATTGGCAATAAATCCTGAAGTCTACCCGTTTTACACTCCTAAAATGGAGTTTGAAGAATTTATGGTTATTTGGGGGGACTGGTACTCGCAGGGAAAGCTAACCGCTGGATTTATTGGAATCAGGGCAGACGAAAGCCTACATCGATATTGTGCAATTGCGAGAAATAAAACAGGACTTACGTATAAGGGATACAAATGGACAACCAACGTAACGCGAAATTTGTTTAATATTTATCCAATTTATGACTGGAGGACGGAGGATATATGGGTTTTCCATGGTAAGTATTCCAGTCTTCCGCACAACAAAATTTATGACAAGATGAACATGGCTGGTGTAAAACTAAGCCAACAACGCCTTTGCCAGCCCTACGGGGACGATCAGAGGCGCGGACTGTGGCTGTATCATATTCTTGAGCCTCAAACGTGGTACAAGGTTGTCGCTCGCGTTAATGGGGCGAATTCCGGCTCTTTATACATAGAGGAAAGCGGGAACATAAACGGATACAATCATGTCACGAAGCCAGACGGACATACATGGCAAAGTTTTTGCAATCTTCTACTTAAGACTTTGCCTAAAAAGACGCAAGAGCATTACAGATACAGATTTAAGAAGTTTATAGCTGGTTGGCATGATAGGGGATACACAACCATCCCTGACGAGTCGCCGCCAGAGCTTGAGGCAAAATGCTGGGCACCATCCTGGCGCAGAATGTGTAAGGTAATTCTTCGCAATGATTATTGGTGTAAGGGCCTTGGCCAAACACAGCCAAAGTCCGAGGCGTATATGCTCTATAAGGCTATACGAAAAACACGGAAAGAGAATGAAATCCTAAAGGAAAGCCTTGTAGCTGTATGAGATACGCTGAAAGCCCATCCTCGTGCTACACTTACGACCATTGCCCCAGAAAATATAAGTTTCGATACATTGAGAAGCTTCCCGATCCTGCTGGGCCAGCTGCGGAGCTAGGAAAGATGTTTGAGGATGCCGTCTATCCCGCCTGGAATAATCGGAATATCCCGAATCACAAAGACCCGAAAATCGAAAAAATGTTATACACACTTTTTACGTCTATAGAAGTACTATCTTTGCCCATCGCTTCCGGCTTTCAAGAAAAGATTGATGTTGTTTGTGGTAGAAGTCGTTTATTGGGATACATGGACATGCGACATGTAGACAATTCAATTACCGATATAAAAACGTCAAAAAAACAATGGGACGAAAAAAAGCTGTCTGAATCGGAGCAGCATGTTGCATATCCGTACGGGGCCGTAAAAATGGGCTTGCTACAGCCGATATTTCCGATTGTCTTTAGATATGTAATAACAACGACAGGAGAAAATCCTATTGTCCAGGTGATAGAGTTAAACATTACCGAAATGGATTTTATGGAATACGAGAAGCGATTTTCCGAAAGGATAAAAAAGATAGAACTAGAAATTTTTCCAACAAAAAGGTGTTACGAGTGCAACTGGTGTCCATATAAGAAGATTTGTCCCGCCTGGAATTAAAAGTGTGGGCTTCCATGCCAACGCTCTACCTATTTCCTATCCTCGGAGTTCGGCGCATTTTCATACGGTTTTTGTGGAGCAATTAGTGGACTGGGATTTTCCTATGGATAGAATGATTGCAACCAAAAGTGGATTGCCACCCGCACATTACTCCTGTTCAGAAACGTTCGCTATTGAATTGTTGGAAGGCTAACGACAGTAGCGAGAGTTAAGAAGGATATGCAGAAGAAATGCACTAAAAGAAGAGATGTACTAGGCTTGCAAACAAACCGCATACATGTGGAATTGGTGAATAAAAGAATCACCGCTTGGCGAACCAACCGGGAGCCGTGGCAACTGCTCGACCGTAGAAGGCAAGCACGAGGCCAACGATAGTCACGACATCCTCAGCACTTTTCTCAAACTCGCCAGAGAACGAGTCGGAGACGTCGTACCCGAGAAGGTTAGCAACAGTCGGGATGAGAGCGACCAGGATGCCGATGTAGGTCTTGTATCCATTCATACGACCAGCGTACTACCAGCAATCCGGCTGTCACTTGACGCTAGGCCGTATGCGTTTCAAGGTGTGGAACTTCGTTGTAGCGGCGTTCAAAGGCAACCATAAGTCTATAACGTTGTTTTCCGTGTGTCTTCTGGATAAATTGACGGAATCGTTCTTTCTCCGCGAGTGCTTCAGCGGAAAGAGTTGGTGGTATGTCTTCGAGGTGTGAGTTCATTGCTTTGATTGAATTTCCTCTATCCTAGCAAGGATTCTCTTCTTTGCCGAATCGGTTTTTGCAATGCGGTATTGCCGTTGCAATTTCCTCATGGCCTCTTGCGGTGTGGCGGGGATCCGTGGCTCTGGCTTCCTCTTCGCATTCTCAAACGTGAAGTGCGGAAGGTCAATGAACCGACCTTTTGTGTAAGGCTGTTCTATTCCATACTTTTTTCCAATTTCAGCAATATCACGGTACCAGTCTGCCTGCTTGTCTTTGGAGCAGTTTGGGTAGATGTCTGCGGCAAGTCGTAGTTGGTGTTCCGAAATCTTCGTTACGCCATCACGTTCCGTCACGATAGGCCCAGGCTTCGTTCTCCCTTGGGCGTAGAGAGCCTTTTGACGTTCGACGGTACGGAATACCTCAGAAACGGTAAAAGGCCGCCCTAGGGCAAAGCAATCATTCATCCAACAAAGAGCGGCCCATTGTGCTTCTGGCACAAGTTCTTCAAACTTCTTTGCATTTGCCATGAATATAAACTCTTTTCTCATTTTATGAATGAATCAAGCGCAACTTTTGCAACAGCCATGAGCACAAGTGCAACACCTCCAAAGACGATAGATCGAATAAGTGTGTATTCTCCTCCTTTCTTTACAAAACTTTCATGCTGTATATCCGATTCCTTTCTATTATTCAAAATCATTTCTTTTATTTCGGCAATATCCTTACTGATATTTGTTATACTCAAACAAATCAGCGGTATTCGCTCAAGGTCGATAAAGCGTTTGTTTCCTACATTTTCTTTAATTGCTAGAGAAATAGCATCCCCTAACACTTGTAGAGTGTTTTGATCTATTTCGTGCTGATTTTTCGGCGTCATATTAGTCAATGATAATCATTTTAGGGCGAGCGGGGGCTACGGAGGCTGCATGTACGACGACAAGTTTCGGGTCACTTGTCGTACCTGCTGTATCTGCGGAAGCTGCTTGTGCGTAGTTCGCTCCTGTCGGTGATGCTGCAGAAATATCACCCGTGAGTCGGAAACCAAATTTGGAAACCCCTGTCTTGCTGACCTTTGTTAAGTCCGTAAGTGTGTAGTCGTTATAACCAGTGGTTGAGAACGAACCGACTGCGATTTCGTTGGCAAGTGAAGTCGTTCCAAGCGTGGAATAGTCACCGATTGCAAGTGCTGTGTTACTAGCTGGTGCAGACGTAACAATACGTGTGTTATAACTGTTCGTATTTCCGATAAATAGCCCGCGAAGGCTTAGGATTGCACTTGAAACGGTATCTGTATCGGGAATGGAGGATGAATCAAAAAGAGTAATACCACGTTGAATGTTGCAGTCCGTACCGTTATCCGAATATTGAGCAATGACGTTTGTTCCTGCATCGTTTGCAGTCGTTCCGTTCGCCGCCGCTTGCATGGTCGTACATGTCCCCGGATCGGCATAGTTTTCAATATAACCGTCTACCGACGTACTTTCGACGTTCGGATCGGGGTAAAACGTAGAGGTAGTATTACCGACCTTCCCCGGAACGATGCTTGAGCCATCCTTCCCGGTGGCGCTGATGATGTGTGCTAGTGTTTCTTCCAGTGCCCTTTTCGGGTCTTCGCGGTAATGGAAAACGTGAATTTTGCCCGTCCCAGCATCCTGCACTTCGCGCTCGATGTCCCCGTTCGGATCGTCTACGAGAACGGGTGGGTTAAAAATGCGGAAGCGCTCAATCTCAACGGTGCCGTCAGCACCAAAACCTACAGGATTTCCATTCTTCCATGCTTTGGCAAATACTTGAACTCCACCATCAATTTGTTCAATATTGACTATTTCTATTTCCATGTTTTTCTTCTTAAACTTGCCCTTTTTTGCGTTATCAAAAATCTCCTTTGACTTAATAGAAACTACTTCATCACGAGTCTTTCCATGTAATTTCGTATCTATATCAAGTTTTGGTTCTGGCACCAATACTGCCGTGAGCAACACGGAGCCAGTAATAGCCGATGCTATTAATGTTCTGTTCATGGCTTGTAGAAGTCTAGCAAAATGACCATAGGGGACTTTGGGGCTGTCGTCGTGACGGTGGGAATGTCGAAGAACAAGCGGTCCAGGGCGCCAACTTCACGGGTGTTAGAGTCAATGACAACCTGGCCAGAACCAAATCGCCTGTCGTCAAGAGTTAGAGGTGTGGAAAACAGCTTCCTAAATCCCTTTTCGGCATTACGTACCTGGACGGACGTTGAACCCGTATAGCCGCCAGTACCAACGGAAACCCACGCACGGGACAATAGGTAGCCGCTCATACTCCAGGGAACTGTCATAAATGCCTTTCCTGACCCTGTTGTAATCGTTGAGCCAGAAGCGAAGATCTCCATTGACAATTGACGCTGAGAGAATTGTCCACCACGAATGACGTTTCCTGAAAGTGTTGTCGCGCGAACGATGGAGCCGGAGATTGTGCCCACTACTTCGAGCTTCGTTGTCGGTGTCTTTCCGATACCGACGTTACCAGCAAAGAAGTTGTTACCAGCCCCGTGCTGCGTTATAAGAGCACCTGATATTGTTCCGAGAACGTCAAGTTTCGTGTTAGTGGAAAGTGCTGGCTTTCCAATAAAGAGCGAACCGAAGTAAGCAGTCGCGCCAGAAGTCGTACTTTCTACAACAAGTCCACCAGAAGACCGCAGTGTTGTTCCTGCCCAAATAACAGTCCCCGAGTGCGAAGCATTAAGCCTGAATGACGTTGAAGTAAGCGTAAGCCCCTGTCCTGCCGTGTAGGTCGTGTTCGTGTCGGTATCCGTCCCACAGCTGAACCGTCCCGTCGTCGCGTTCCACAGCAGTTTGCTCGTGGTTGCGTTCTGACAATCTACAAGACCAGAACCTTTAATAGACGTTCCGACAAACAATGATGCACCAGACATTGCCCCTTCCACGACAAGTGTGCCGGAGCTAGCTAAAGTCGTCTTCCCATATACAAGAGAGCCGGATACCGTGAGGAATCGCAGCATCGTACCAGTGAGGGTGTCATTGGTACTGAAAGCTGTGCTGGTAAGCGTTAAACCTTTACCCGCTGTATACGTTGTATTCGTATCGGTATCCGTGCCACAAGAAAACCGTCCTGTAGTAGTATCCCACAATAATTTTGACGTTCCTGCTACGTCGCAATCCGTAAGACCAGCCCCCTTGAGGAATGTTCCGAGATACAGCGACGCACCACTTCCGGCACCTTCCCAGGTAATGGAACCAGAGGAACGAAGCGACTGAAGTCCGTATAGAACTGTTCCAGATACTGTTCCGTTTACTTCTAGCTTTGTTTCTGGTGAAGAATCGCCAATGCCTACATTATTCGAAGATGAAAGAAGCATTGTCTGTATTCCTCCGTTATGAATTGATGCGATACCAGGACCGTCGAAATGAATACCTGTCGTTGTATCCGCTGCTGTGAGCTGTGGATTTGCAGAATACCCGACGAATGACATCAGGCCGTCTACGTTAAGATTATCTTCAACAACGACTGATCCTGACACGGTTAGGAGCGTATTTGCATGGAGTTTGGATGCGGAGGCCGTCTGCACTACTTCAAGCGCGTCTGTGCCCGTTGTGAGGTTAATTAAGAGCTTGCCAGTCATGGTGTCTCCCGCTGTGTTGACGTAGCGAGGATCGAAGTAGGTCTGAAGTGCGCCGGTGCCTGACCAGGCTCCTGCACCGGCTCCACCGTCGTCCGTACCACAGACAAGCATGCCAGTAGAGGTGCCGTCGATGGTGTTGCAGTTTGCGAGTGTCTTGCTGGCAATAACCCCGCTTTGTGTTGATTGCCCCGCTAGGTTCACTTGCCACTTCACCTGGCCACCACTGTCTCGGACCTGAAAGGCGGGAGTGGAGACGGCAACACCGACGATAGCTGTGATAATAAGACCTACCCCTGCTCCACCAAGAAGAATCTTATTTGTAGTACCAGTGACGTAATCCTTGAGTGCCATATTATCCAGCGGAGCGAATCAGATAAGAGCCGTTGTGTGCGAAAATTCGTAGATCGGTCCATTGCTGCATCAAATATGACGTTTCTCCTGACAGCGTTTCGCTTCCCGTTGGAACCACGGTTACTGTGTTGGATGATCCGTCAATTCTGATGATCTCAAACCAGAAGTTTTCCCTTCCTGCTGCGCTAGGTACGGTAATCGTTATGTTTCCTGCAGTAGCGTCCACCACGTAAATTGCCATTTGCTCAATGGTTTGGCTTGATGTGATGGGGTAGCTACGGAAGTTTGAAACTCCTTGCGAGGAAACCCAGGTGCGAAGGCCCTGAATATCGGGCATTTGCATTTTGATTCCCACCAGCTTTTTTCCTTTCACTTGCAGAATGTCACCATCCTTTAAGGTTGTTTGATCCAGCTCGTACTCTCCGAGCACCCTTGAATCATGCAACAGTTTATGGTCGTGCTCTTTTTCATGTTCTTCTACCTCATGTTCCGCACATTCTTCCGCACATTCCATTACTTCCTCCATGTTGGCGTTTCCGTTCTCTCCGTGCTCTCCCTTAAATCGCCCATCCTTCGCCATTTCTTCGACAAGAAGCCTGACGGGGATCTGCGGGGCATCGTTCCCCCTGTCTCCCTTTTCACCCTGCGGACCACGGGGGCCAACGGGGCCGATTGGGCCAACAGGACCACGCTCACCCTTGTCACCTTTCACCCACGTAATGTTTTTCATAAGGGCTGATAGCACGGTGGATTCCGTCACCGTGTTTTTCTTGGTGGCGAAGCGTTCAAGGGCCGAAATGAGTTGGGCGCGGTTGGTCATTGTTCGTCAGGAATTGCCTGTACTGCCGTAAGCCCAGGAATGCTTCCTAGAATCTTTCCAATTTCAGAAACATCACTATTGGCTAATGCTGTAGCAAGTCGGTTCTTCAGCTTGGCACTCACGAATCCCCATGCGGGAGAGTCGATAAGAGAAGCCACCATATTGAATCCGAGCGCCCCAATAATCTTTCCCGAAAATGTGTTACCAGTGGTAGCTCCGCCCAGAGTTGCCAGACCCTTCATAAACTGCTTTTGACCTGTCTTCCGTGCGACGGTCTTTTCTAATACTCCTTCTAGGCTAGACCAGAATGTGTACTCCTTGTTGAGTTTTGCTACCTCGGGATGGGCTTCTGCTAGGATGCTGCGAATCTTATCTGCTGCCTTCTTCTTGAAATTGAGCGTGGAGGTCTCTGCTGCTGACTTCGCAATGTTCTTTTTGCCTTGATAAAACTCAGAATCAAATATCTTACGAATGTCTCTAAGGACTTCATCATCTACATCATCTCCATATTGAGCGATGATTCGTGTCACTTCATCTATACTTTCCACCCCCTCTTTACTTACGACTTTACCCCCAGCCATAAATTGCTGTTTTTGGGATTGGAGATAGTCAATCAGCGCCGATGTCTTGGTTCTTCCAGGGAGCGGTCCTGCCTGCTGAATTGCCTCGCCAGCTACTTCCGCTGCTGCTCCTGCCTTTGCCTGCATACCTTTTCGTGTAAGTGCAAGGGTTTCCTTTAGAGGACGATCAACTAGCTCTCCGGCGATGTTCTGTGTGGTCTGCTTCGTAGCAATAGTCGTAGGGTTAAGTGTTCTGGCAACACTCGCCTCTGCACTCTCTCTAGCGGCCTTTCCCAATCCCTTTGCCACGTCATCAACGCCAGTGGACGCGAGCGCTGTCTTCCCTGCCCGTGCCCCTTTTCCTATAGGAAGAAGAGAGGCAATATTAACGACCGCTTCCAGGTTCGCCGCATTTACGGGGTCTTTGGCTTTCCATTGATTGTAAAACTCTGTTCCTTTTTCAATTGCGGCGAGTCCAGCCTGTCCTGCCGGTGTTTTGAGAATGGACACACCCACTCCCTTTGCCGCATCAACAACTGGTTTTTCGATAGCATCAGGAGTAAGAGCGCTTATCGCCCTACCGCCAAGAACAAGACCAGCCCCAGTAATATCTCCGATTAATCCAGCACCCTGACCACCGATTTGAAGAACTGTTGAGCCGAGTCCTTGCTGCCCCCTAAGCATTCTTCCTGCTGCACTATCCGTCTCGGATGTTCGTGACGGATTCAAAGCAGACTCGATAAGTCCCGTATCACTTCCGAACGCAGCCTGATTTCTTTTCTGCAAGGCGCTTGAAACCGTGGAGAAAAAACCCTCTTTTGCACTTGGATTATCTTTCGGCTGTGCCGAGCTGAATTGTGAAAGCTCGGGCGGTAAGGAATACCCTTTTTTCTCAATGGATGCGGCGATAGATTGTGCATTGATCCCAGAACCCGGCGGCGCATTACGCACCATGTTTTGGAATTCTTCGTATGTAAGAGTTCGCTTTTGCATGGTTACGGAAGGAAGGAATCGACGTACGTATCGGCGTTATTGCCTCCGGGGTTTGTCTTGTTTCGTTTCAGATAATTGAAGTATGCCTCACTGATGCCGGATTGAGAGGCTGTATCAATAACTGGCTGGTACACCTGATCATCGTAAATCCTTGCGGTTGCTTCGTAGACTTCATTTGCGATCCTTGCCATTTCATCGCGTGTTGCCTGCGGGAAGGACTCACCACCCAAAAGCACGCCCTCCGCGTAATCCCTGTTTACCTTGTCGCGCAGGGCAGCGGCCTTCATAAGTAATTTCTGATCCTCTGCGCGAACAGCTAGACCAGGATCAACAATGCCGTTCTGGTAGAAGTTCAAGAGAGCAACGTCACCAACACCGCTCGCCGCATCGCTCGCAATGTCGATTTTCGGAACCGCCATTTTCATCGAATCTAGCTTCTTCGTGATATCGCTCGTTTTGATGGATGTGCGAAGGGTAGCAAGCTCCTTTCTTTGCTCTGGCTCAAGTGCTCGGATATCCCCGACCTTCGATCCTTCTGTCCTAAGTATCCCCGTATATGTCGTTACGTCCGCTACGGAAACACCGTATGCCTTTGCAGCATCTTTCACCGTGAGATCGCCTCGAAGGTAGGCATCCGCTGCGGCATCGACGTTCGGATTGCCCGAAGTAATATTCTGGAAGTTTGGCGCGGAATATTGATCGTATTCCGCCTGTAAATATGTATCGTTTGCTTTCAGGAATTCCTGCCTACTCTTTTCGTTCATGGTTTGGCCTAGTTCCTGCTCCTTCTGGGCAATTTTTTGATTATTAAATTCATCACGAGTAACAAGCGGAGCATTTTGCGATTTTCTCGCTAGTTCCATATTAATTGCCTGTTGTCGGGCAAGCGCCGCCGCTCGTGCTGCCTTAATTTCCTCGTTCGACTTCGCATTAAGCATTTGCTCGACGCTGAACGATTTTACGTCCTTTCCGAGTCCAAGAACGATGTCACGGACTTCGGATTCTGGGAAGTCGTTAAGTAGTTTCGTGATCTGTGATAATGCACGATCCTCCTTGTCGAGTTCTTCCTGTTTTGCCTCTTTGATAAGTCCCTGGATTTGCCATGCCGTATCAAGGTTTTGCTTCGCAAGTGTATTCCGAAGATTCACCTGGTTATTCCATGCAGTCGTGATAATCCCCTGCTCCGCTTGCTGCCTCGCTGTGGCATTGCTGATACCCTGCATCCCGATCCTTTCCAGGGCACTTCGCAATTCTTTCGTGTTTGCAATGGTTTCGCTGATGTAGTTGTTCTGATTCTCGTTATAGAGTCCAGTAAACTTCGCAGCGAGGTCGGTTCTGGCGTAGGTGAATTGAATGGCGAGGTCTGACAATTTGCTTTCAAACTCCGCGTCGGATTCCATGACGGCCCTGATTCCTGCATCCTGTCCGAATCCTCCGGCGAGGGCGATCTGAGCCACCATTGCATCGTGTGATTCACGCTTTTGCTTTTGGAGAGTAGAACGTCCCTTGTATTCCTCCCATGCCAAACGGTCTTCCTCGGCCTTCCGTTGCTTTGCAATCGTTTCTTCGTTGTTGTTACGCACTTCCTCCAATAAACCATTCATCGCCTCTGTAGAGTCAATGTAGCCCTGCTTCATAGTATCCAGTTCCGACTGGATTCCTCCGTAGGTCTTTTCAATGTCTCCGAGCAAGCCTTGTGTAAGATTTGCGTTTTCCGTCAAGCTCTGCTGGATGCTCTGCTGGAATTGGGCGAGGTACGGAGCGAGGAATTGAGCTTCGGGGGGGAGGTTGGCAAACGCCGCTCCTGCTCCTGCTGCCGTTGGGTCGGGAGGTGCAGGGGTTTCAGTACCTGGAATTGTTGGCGCTCCTGCTGTTGTCGGAGTCGTTGGTGCTGCTGTTGTGCCGGGAACGGTTGGAGGTGTTGATAACGCAGCCCCCTCTTTCTCAATATTCTTTTGCTTCATTAATTCATTAAGTTTCTGTTGGTTAATAAGATCAACTTCTGGTGTTGCGCCTCTTGCATTGCGTAACTCATCGATTTGTTGATCTATAGTTTTTCCAGTCGTTCCTACCTGGTTAAACGCACCCTGAACCGCCGCTCTATTCTCCGTAATCTTTTGGTTTGCTTGCTCTGGTGTCATCCCAGCAGCAATGAGGCGATCTCGTGCAGCAGCGTCTATTTGTCCTGTTACAACAGGCGTTGTATCTGATCGAATGTTTCCTGTTCTTTGGTTAAAGTTCGTGCGGAGTCCTTGGGCACCAATAGTCGCCTGATCCATGATGTCGGCGTAGCTTGGGCCTGTGCGAGTGCCACCTTGGACGGCGTTGTATTCCGCTCCTGAAGCAATATTCTGAAGGTTCTGGGTTGCTTGCTGTCCTGCTGTGCTCGTTGTGGTAAGCGGCCCCCCCGTTGACGTAAGGCTCTGCGCCCGTTGCATTTCCTGGCGTGCTGCGTTCGCTTCGGCTACACGGCGTGTGTATCGAACATTCGTGTTTGCGTCCTCTGCCAGCAAAAAGCAGAGTCTATTTTCACGGCCTATGGCGTTAAAGTGGCGCATTTATTGAGAGAGGGCGAAAGTAAGGCTAATTCCAGATGTTCCAGTGTTGCCAGTAGAACCAGTGGACCCTGTAGCTGCGCCCGTTCCTCCTGCACCACCAGATCCAGGCGTACCAGGTGATCCACCAACGACAGACGTTGAGCCTGTCCATGACGTATCGCCATACACGACAACAACAAGCCCGCCTGCTCCACCTGACCCGCTCGCACCACCGCCACCACCGCCACAGGTCGAGGATGCAGCACCGCCATTTCCTCCGTTTCCGCCATTGCCTCCCTTAGCATAAATGCTACCTGGACCACGAATCATGTTTGCGATAACAACAACGATTCCAGCATTACCGCCAGATCCACCACCGCCACCTCCTGCTCCAGCGGAATCTGATCCTTCACCGTTGCAGCTACCAGCACCACCTCCACCACCACCACCAGCACCAGCGTTGACGTAGTACACAATGGAGCCAGTCAGAGTATTGAGCCTGTTGGTAGTCGCAGGAAGAAGGAAGCGGAACGAACCATAGGACGCAGGATGCGCTGCAACCGAACCAGCTGCGCCAGCACCACCGCCCGAACCAACGGCACCAGAAGCATCGTCGTCTTGTCCTCCTGCGCCACCAGCAACACCCGCTACTCCGTTGCTTCCAACGGCCTTGCCCTGAAGTCTTCCAGGGTTTCCGGGGACTCCTGCAGCACCATCGCCGTTGTTCACCGTCAATCCTCCACGTCCTCCCATAGACCCAGCGATACCACCCATAAGGAGCGAATCAGCGAGAACCGCACCAGAAGCACCACCAGAACCAGGCGTTGTCGCTGAAGCTGCCGTTCCATTGCTTCCTGCGTTACCGTTTCTAACAATAGATCCAGTGGAACCGTAAAGCGTGAGTGTTCCAGCGACGAAAATACGGAAGCCGCCTGGATTGATGTAGGCACCCGTATTGATCGTGAGGTTGTTGTACATCATGTCCCTGCTCAACGTCGTAGCGTTGGATATAGTTACGTTTCCGTCCGATCCGTCACCGAAGAACCCAGCACCGATTTGACTTGGAATAACTGATTGCGACAAAAGACCGTTCGATCCAAGAGTTGGGATGCGTCCAGCGGAAACTGCACCAGAGGCGTTTTTAACGAGCCACCGAAGCGGCACGACGTTCTGTGCGCCTGTCGATCCTGTTCCGTTCAGTGATTGCATGGCCGCAAGCGTCGCAAGCTGC